CGAGGCTGTGCGGCTTGACTGCAGACTTGACCGAGACGGCGGTCGATGAGCTTTATAATGCAGGTGTGACAGACATCGTCTGGAAGCCGCTTCATCCTGTGTTAATTCAGCGGCGGCTAAACGACATATTGACATTTCAGCGTATTTACGGCAAGGAAAGAAATCAAGCGTCTTTTATTGTGGATATAACAGACAGACTGGAGCAGTTGAATCAACGAGCAAGGGCTAAAGTGGATGCTATTTACCGCGACAGAGGCCTGCTGTGAGACGGTCAAACGCTGATGTCAGGGCGCAGCGGATGAAAGACCCGTTTCCCGTTTACAATGAAAAATGTATCGGATGCAGAGAAAAGTCAAAAAAAATTCAGGACATCTGCTATGGCGTAGAGGATGCATCTTTTGAAATCGAAGATGCTGCAGAAGTATTAAAAACGCTGAACAGCAGGCAAAACGGATTTGATGACCGATTGACAGCGGATGAAATACAGCAAGATATTATTGACAAGCGGCTGGTAAATGCGGAAAGCAAGCTGAAAGATGTGGAAACCCTGACGCGGCGAATGGACGAAACAGAGAAAGGGCTGCTGCCGGCATTAGTGCTTGTTGCAAGATACGACAGAGTAAAAGTAATCGCGGCTTTTGTAATTGTAGTTGTATCGACGCTGACAGCACTTTTGATGCAAGTTCCCTCAAGTTGGTGGGGGAAGGTGTTTCGCATATGATTAAATTAAAAGTGTCGAAGCCGCTGATGATTGTTGTCGCAGTAACGATTATTTTAGCCACGGCCTTGTGCCTGACTTCATGGTTCAGAATTCTGGAAATCAAAGAGACTAAAGCATATCGCCTGCAGCAAATACAAGACACCGAGTGGATGTTTGTTAAAGCCGTGCTGATAGAAAACTATGACAAGGCGAAACTGTCAGCAGAGATTGTCAAATTGAAAATCCTCAAGGATGTGGAAAAAGAGTACGGAAACAATCTCGCAAAGCTGCAATTCGATTTGGATTATCCGCACAGTTCCGCGATACTGTACCAGATTATCCATCGAAGCATCGCAAACACGTGGCTAAACAAAGAATCCGACAGCAATGACCCGTTTGTATTTACAACTTTTGGCATTGTTGGGGATTTGTCGCTTGACTGTTCGCCATCTGCTACTGAAGTCACTTTCCGAACATGGGAACAGGAGTACGGGCAGCAGGCTAATCCGGTGCTGGCAAAAGGAGCGGTTTATGCCATAGTCCACCGGTTGCCGGTGCCAGTGTTCTGGGAGTTTTTGAAATCCGAGAATCCCGATCATCGCATGGTAATTTATATGTCGATAGCAGAAGTCGAGAAAACGTTTCGAATCGAAGGGTTGAACGGGCTGAAAACATACGAGTTCCTGAATTATGCGGTGTTGTTTGACGAGAGAGATTTAGTCGGACGGCAACTGCACAGCGCACTCGGGCTGAAAAACAACAAAGCGGTACTGGTGTATATCACGCAGGGGTTCAACCTGCTGGACGCACTGGAGAAGAATCATCCCACAGACTTTCTGAACACAAAGATAAGACAAAACGCGGTAATCACGCAGTCAAATGCCGCTGTTCGGCATGAGATGATTACATTAATCGGTCTGCTGATTGTGCTGTTTTCAGCACTAATCGCATCGCTGATAGCGCAAACGGTGGAGGTCGACACAGGGGAGCGGAGGCGAAAGACTGATGTTTGACAAAATATGCGTTTACATTCAAACGCAGCCGGGTTTTTACTTTGCTTTTTTTCTTGTTATTTGGTTGGCTGCTTGGACGGCTAATGGCTTAAAGATGACTAATTTTAATTTAGAACAGCTGAGAGAGCTATTCATATTCATCATAAGTAAATACACAGTTGATTCAGGCCTTAATTCGCCAGTAGGCAAACCTATAGTAGGAAAGAATGAGGAGGTACCGTGTAATGAAAGTAGTAACACTGGAAACCATCCGGACGATGGCTGAGGCAGCCCGAGGAGTAGTAGATCGAATCTTCGTACATTGGACAGCTGGGCATTACGGACAGTTCTTTGATGACTATCACATTAACATCGACGAAGATGGTTCAGTTCATGTATCCACAAAAGATTTCACTGAACGCAAAGCACATACGTACCATCAAAACTCTGGAGCTATTGGTATTGCGCTCCTGTGTGCCTACAAAGCTGATACCAACGATCTTGGACCAGAACCTCCGACAGAAGCACAACTTTCTTCTCTTGCAGAAGTAATTGCTGCACTATGTGAAGGGTTAGACATTCCCATCGATTACGCACACGTACGTACCCATTGTGAACAAGCAGACGAAGATGATTATGGACCCGCAACTACTTGTGAGCGCTGGGATCTCTGGAGACTACGCGACGGTGAAGAGAATGGTACTGGCGGAGAGAAGATGAGAAAAATGGCTCAGGAGGCAGCGATATGTTTTGCGAACAGTGCGGAAGCGTAATGCATGTAGCAAGTACCAGCAGAGGTATCCAAACTTTTGCATGTAAAGCTGGTTGTGACTGTTATACTTTTATTTTCACTGACAAAAATTCGCATACACCTAGAAAAGAAGGGGGAACATCAAATTATGCAACCGAAAGTGTCTACGTCTCACAATTTCATCTGCAGCCACACGCGTGAAGAAATCCTAGCACAAGAAAAAAACATCTTCGATGTAAAACACCTAGGCTTGTGCAAAATGGCGCTGTCGTACAATCCAGACTTTCCGGATATGCTTACAGTAGTATCCACTGACCAGCATGGACGGAAACATACGCGCACAGTTCCATACAAAATGCCAGAAGTTGCAGCTCCTGTTATCGCACCAGAAGTGGATCTTTTTGTAGAGGAGAGTATTCCGGAGTCGGTACCAGAACCTGAACCAGCACCGGAAGAAGAGAGCGTTCCTGAAGAAGTAATACGCGTACCAGTAAAACTGATTCCACCCGCAGTTGTTACTGCGCAGCAACAGCCTTACAAAAATAAGTTTCGAAAGTAAGAACCAGCTACCAATAGGAAAGGAGAGACTATTGTGTATGAAAAGTATATTAAGCCGTACATTATTCCTGTGCTTGTGCTTCTACTTATTGGTGGGTACGCAGGGTATGTGCTCGGCGGCGGAAGATCAAGTAGTGATGACTCGGGCAGAGTTCAACAAATACAGCGAGACATTGAACAAGTGCGACAGGACATTAGAGATAGTAGGAATGAACTCATCAAAATCCGTCAAGGAGTTATTGACAGTAGAACAGAGATTGCAGGAGTCCGAACGGAAATTGAAACTATCCGAGGAGAAGTTAGCGCAAGTCGAGAAGAAATTGGAGCAGTACGAGAACGCACTCAAGGAGACATCCGACTTATTAGCGAAACAAGACAAGACATTAGAGAACGCCAACTTGACCTTGATAGCATACGCAAAAGAAATGAAATCAAAAGTAGCCAGCCTTAAGGCACAAAAAGGCATCTGGCAAGGAGTTACTGCTATAGCCGTAGGAGCTTTAATTTGGCAGGCAAGCAAAGTAAAATAAAGAGGGGACGTATTTATTATAATGACGGGTTATCACTCAGGTACAGGGACAGTTATTTTCTCCACATCGGACACCAGTCAATTCGTAATGATTTCCAACGACGGCGCCGCTGACATTACAGTTAAAGTTGCAGGTAGTGAAATGGTGGTCAAAGCGGGAGAAGTGCTCAGAGAATTCCCAGGCGATTTTAATGTTGTAGTAGTGGCCGCTACTGCTACGGCTTGGCGTATTTGGACTTCGGCAGATGCTGACATGAATCATGCCAATCTTGGACTGTTCAAGAACACCGGAGCAAAAGGAGAAACAGGAGCCGCAGGTGCTGATGGAGAAAATGGTCTTCCGGGAGCTCCAGGATTACAAGGTGAAGCTGGTGTAATTGCTATTGTAGGCACGCCTGCAACTGGAGACATCTTGTATTACACCGCATTGGGTGCATGGGCAGTGCTTCCCGTAGGCGATGATGGCGATGTTCTGACACTTGCCTCTGGTGTTCCTGCTTGGGTGGCACCCTAATAACAAAATAAAAGGCCGCCCACCTTTCTCTCCAGGTGAACGGCCTTTTGTCCTCCGCACCCGTGTTGACTCTCCTCACACGGGTGCTTTTTATTGCTGTAATTCCTTAAAGTTTTTCCATTTCACTCATTTTCATTTTGCAGGTTTTCAAAGAGAGGAAAATAATCTTTTTTGAATGCTTTCATCATCGGTAACGCCAATTCAATCATCTGTGGGTGAGGCTTACCAGTCATACCAAGAGCACGCAACCGGAAGAAATGGCGCCATTGCCGAATATTCTGTGTGACAACAATTGCTGTTTTGGTACTATTGGGTAATACTGACCGGGCTTCTTGCGGAGAAGCATTTAATGAAATCAGCTTATTATATGCAATTTCAGCGGCCTTCATTGCTTCGTACCATATTTCCCTACAGGACATAGCAGTTTCTTTCGGAGCTTCGCTTGTAGGACATCTGTACATGAATGAAGAAGGATCCCAAAAACATGGATCGATTACTGCAAGGCCGTTACCGCTATAGTTACAGTATCTAGTACTATTGTGTACAATGAAGCCATTAGCGACATAGTTGTGGTAGGGGGCCTCCATTTCGATATCATATGTCTCCTCTTTTCCTATATATTCAATACTAGTTATAGTGCTAGGAAAAGCACTTTTTCCAACGTGCCAACCATGATGAAGTCGTCCGTGACAAGTAATACAAACTTTTACTAAATTATCTACATCATTATTATCCCTATTTTCATCTAAATGATGTACTTCTAATTTATCATCTTCTCCACAAAACTCACAACAATTTTCATCTCTCTTATATTCACGATAAACACTTATACCCGTTTTCCAATTACTATTATTTTCTCCTCCTTTATTATTATAGTGATGTGCTCTTAGGGCTTCCCCTTGAGCAGCAACAGAAGGATGCATGTCTTCAGTAATACCCTTATTCCAAACTTCTCGTCCGTCATTATATTGTTGCTGAATAGTCTCAGACATTTTGTCATAAGACTCCTCTGTGTGATTTTTAGTATACTTAGCTTGATCGTAGTCGTTCTTATGCTTCTCAAATATTCTCAATTTCTTCAATTTACGATAAATAGTATGACAGGGTACTTTTAATACCTCAGCAATATCTTGTGGTGTGTACGTATCATACATATTTGTTAGCTCTTCATCTGATATCTGTATCAAACAGGGGCGACCGTTTGTCAATACTATGTCTCCTATTTGTAGATTTTTCAAAGGTATATACTTTATACCAGTAGATAGAAATTTATGTTCCATAGTACACGTTATTTCATATCCGGAATCTGTAATAACTTTATATACATCTTGAATTCCTTTACGAAATACTGCAGCTACTCTGTTTAATATCACTTGTCCTTCGTTATTGATACTTTTAATACAAGTCATTTGTTGATACTGTTTTGGCTTATTATATAATTCCTGTACCGTTAGATTCTTTTTTATTTTCGTATTACCTACAATACATTCTTGACTAAACGATGCAATACGATGACGTACCAATTCATGCGATACGCCGCGATCACATATAATTTCCACGGTAATGGCTACGTGCTCCAGCGGCGATAAATGTCCTATATTGATTTTATTACGGATAAATTCAACATTAGGTACTTCCGCCATTTTACCTTCACTTTTGTAACATTCTCGATATGCAAACTCAATCTTGAGCAACTCGGGCACGGCCTCCGGAGGATTGATATATCTCCAATATGCGTTTAAAATATGCATCGCTCTTTCTACTCCCTTCAAAATTTGATGCTAGTCCACGATTAATCCGCCATGTACGAATTGTTCTTTTGGTACATTTTTGTACTATTGCTATCTCCTGATCTGATAACCCATGAGCGTACAAAAACATGCGTTCATCATACTTATCTATTATCCTTTTGTCGTTTGGTGGAAGATCAAGGGTACGTCGCCACGATCTTACGGCTTGCAAACAAATGTAGCACATTTTAGAAATTTCTCTGTCCGATGCTCCTGACTGATAAAGTGATAATCTTTGTAAATGTTCGTCCGTCCGTGTGGCCATTTCATTCCTTTCCCTCCTTATACTTTTCAAGATTCCCCCAATTCGTGCCTATTTCAATATCTGCTATAAAGGGCATATCAGTCTTTAGATACTTGCCAGGAAGCGTTTGCATGGTGTGTAATATAGGTGCGACTACCAGTTTCACATTTTCTTTCGGTAATTCGAAGAGTATTGAGTCGTGTACCAGTATGAGTATCTTCGCGATGTCTCTTATTGAATGGTGTAGTTGTATAGCCGATAATAGTGTCAGATCGCTCGCAGTACTTTGGATAGGGAAATTCACTGCCTCATTTTCCGTATTCCATAGGTTTTCCTTTGTAAGGAAGGGGAAACGTCGTTTTCTCCCGAAAGGCGTTGACTGTGTAATGCCTTGACTCGGAGTACTTCTACTCCACTCGATATATTCTGCTGCTTTTGGGAACCGCTTGTACCAGGCAGTTTTAAGGGCTCTTGCTTCCGCGACCGGAAACGCATGTTCTTCCGCAATGCTTTCCGGAGTGCGTCCATATGCAATCTGCTCTGTACTCTCCTATTACTAGAAGTGTCGGACTATGCCTTACAAGAATATTCTTTACGCCATTGCTTATATCTCATTATAAAATCTGCGCGCCAATCAGTAGTAGCTTGTGTACGATTTCGTGGCTGATCCTGTGGCTGTGCTAGCCACTCATCGTAAAAAGCTAATTCTTTTTGTTTTACTAATACGAACTCACGTATATCTGACATAAAGCGTGCAAGATACGTACCTGAGATTCTAAAATTATACATTTGTCGGTTGGTACTATCATGCCCAAAAACATTTCCTTCTGGATATTTTTCTAATAATGCATCCATAAGTTCCGGCTCTGATCCAGATATACCTATTTCACATTTTAGATATCCAGTATCTTTTCTGAGCAAAAACGATATATGTCCCTCACCGTCAAATATACCTGCGACATAAGCATTGTGTAACATAATATTTTTGTCCCTCCATTATATATGTTCGTTTGATTTAATTATACTACACTTTGGAAGTTTAGTCAACCCCCCAAAGAAAATATAATTAGTCGACATTATAATAAGTCTCTACACGCTCTAAAGGCTTTATCCTTTAGACTTTGCGCACGGCGTTGACCTTTCGAAGGCGTTGATCTTTCGAAGGCTTTCACCGTATTGAGGAGGGTTTTACTTCGGCATTGTTGTTTACCGAAATTAAATGCTTTAGCTCTTACACGTTGATTCTTAGTATAGCCAGGTCCGTAAAGTTCTAAAGATACTTCATCATGAAGATCCTTACCATCATAATATAGCTTCATCATATCAGGACACTTTGCTAGGACTGCAAGTACTCGCAACTCACAGTTATGAACTATTACTCCGTTGGCGCTGAACCTATTATTTGGCTGATCCATTAAGTCATATACTTTTGCCTCTCTTCCTGAAGATACTATCTCTTTTACTTGATCCCAATGAAATTGTTTGTACCAAGATATATTTTTCTGTAACTCCTCATCTTCATCTAAGCACAAGTCTTGTATCTTATTACGCGTATATGGCCTTCCATTTAGATGATTTAAAACATATTTGCGATAGTCTATTCTTTTTACGTTGCGTATTAATGCTACAGGTATCGGTAAGTAATTACTTTGATCTCTTCTTGCTCTTGTATTAACCAGTTGCAATATTTGCTGCTTACGTGATAGCTGAAACCCAATATTCATCTGAAAATTACGTAGGCTAACGGCATCGCAAATATGTACTTTATACTGAAGTGCTCCTCCTTCTACATAATTATATCCCGTACGTGTAGTAATTAATGTAGACATGATGCCAAAACGAAGTAATGCTAATTGTACATCTCTTGATAATAGCTCAAACCGAGAAGAAAATTCTATGCCGTTAGCATCAATACTAGCATCAGCATCAAATAATCCCGATAAGAAATCAGATAATCCATTAGCGGTTATCTTATTAAAAGGTATGCGTAATGATCGCTTATCAAACATACTATGTAACCGCTTTACTAAACCTGCCTGATTAGTAACATTAAGAGTATAGCTACCATAATCTCTAGGTATTTCACTTATACCTTGAGCAATTAATAAAGCTATCTGCTCTTCATCTACTGGCAGCTTTTTAGAGAATTGTAATGTTCCTTTTGAATTATGAAAGCTGCCATCACCTACCCAAAAACCAACTACCCACCAAAAAGGATTAAATACCTCTTCTTCAAAACTTTCTCCTTGTAAAGCTATCCAGTCTCCTTGTTGTATCTCAGATAAAGGTTTCCAACCTGTAGAGGTTGCGATTTGATGATCCTTAGTACATTCTACATTGTATCCTCTTTCTGTAGTCAATATACTAGTAGGACTTTCTCCTTTATAAATAGCTTCAGGATGATCTTGAATACGAAAATCATCAGATACCCAAGTATCTTCAGCTATGCACTGCGAGTAATCTGCTTGTATAAAGATATTGTTTCCTGTAGGTATAAACGCCGTTTTAATAAGCTTACCACGGGGAATATTTTGTACATTAGGTCCTCGAGAAGCAAGTCGTCCTGTGGATGTTCCGTGGATTAGAAACGAAGTATGTACCTTCTTATCCACTTCAACTTGCTCTTGTAATCCTTCAATGTATGTTGAAAACAGTTTTGTAATTTTACGATGTTCTGCTAATCGATTGATAAGCAGATTAGCATTTCCCCGAGCTTCCCACTCAGTAAGTAATTCCGGAGTAGCTTCAATTGCTTTATCACTGGGTTTCTTCAAAATCTTAGTAAGCCAATACTCAACAGCATCTGCATCTGTAGTTGTAGAACCTTTGTACTTCGGCATCTTTAGTAGATGATGCAATACATAACCGAGCTGTTGCCAAGAACCAGGATTAAACACGGGAGGTGGTTTCTTCGTTCCTACATGTTGCTGATACTTGATAGGATTCCAACCAACCATGTCAGCAATACCCAAAAGTGTTTCTTTTACTGTTGCAATATGCTCAGTATACTCTTCGCTAATCTTTGCCATATATTTCATATCAATTGCTGCACCTTCAAGCTCAAAATCAGCTAAAGCATTAGATGCAGGAATCAAAACTTCAGTATAGGCAAAATGTAGCTGATCCTCTGTTCGTACTTTTTGATCAAATACTTTGAATATCCGGAAAACATAATCTACGTCGTGTGCCGTATACTGTAACAACTCGGCACGAGGTGCGGCACTGTAATCTTCAAAGCCGTCAACTAGTTTTTTGAACTTTGCCTTATAATTTGGCGCACCTAATATCTGTGCAGATAATAAGTCAAGATCGTGAATCCCTTTACGTTCATCCAGAAGATAGTGAAGTAACATGGTATCTTCATCTACTCTGGCATTGATACCGAGATGGCGAAGAAACTTAACGTCGAACTTACCATTATGCCATAACCAGCGAGGGCCTTCCATTTCCCATAGCTGTTTGAGCAAAGGTATGCACTCTTTATTGTACATAATTTCTTCGTCAAATATCGCGGCATACCCTTCCTTCCAGGCGAATGCAGCTGAAAATGCCCTGTTCGATATTGGTGAAAATCCCGTTGTCTCCAAGTCACATGATATTATTGGCTGCTTCTTTAAAAACTCGATAAAGTCAGGCAAATGCTTTGGTGACAAGATATCATATCGTGTCCTTAGATCAATAGGCTTATCATCATATGTAGGATTATCCAAGAACTTTTTGACTTCTTGCCACTGGTTTACGAAATCAGTAAATATCTTTGGAGACTTCATTACTGCTGAAGGATGTATTACAGGTATGATTGAACAATTAAACTCAGGAGACCAAAAACGTTTACCTGCGTGTGTATTAAGTGGTTCTTTTTTACGTAAAATCTGATGTAAAGCAACTTCGCCCATTGGTACAATTAGTATAGGTTTACATAATGTAACTTCGTCTACTAAACGATCTCGACAACAGGTAAGTTCAGTAGACGTAGTTACTGCAGCAGGATTACGACAAATAGCTGCATAAGTAATATGTACCTTGTCAAACTCAATATGCAGCTGTCCGAGAATGTTCTTAAGTAATTCTCCTGCCTGTCCTGCGAGAGGCGTTTTGAACATTGTCTCTGTAATAGTAGGAAAATCCCCGACGAGTATGAGCGTAGATTGGTCTGGACCACTCGGTACTCCACTGGGCTCTTTCTTCAGAGGACAATGCGAACACTTAGCATTCTCAAACTTATCACTCATAATATTTTGACCACCTTAGCATAGTCATTATATTATGTGACGTAAGCATTGGAAACCTATCAATCGTAGTATCAAAGTTAATGACTGCCTCTTTCGGACGTGGCATATAAAGACCTTCAAGACTGTCGAAAGCCAATCCTAATTGTGCACACGTCCAGGCAATAGAGGTATCACATCCTCGAATCCAACGGAACCTTGAAGCTTCCTGTAACTCGATAGGATTATCCCATACGCCGAGCATATGCCACTGTATCCACGGATACTTCAGATGGTATTCTTTCTCGACAATCTTATGTAGTACATATGTTCTGCCTACGCCGCTATCTTCCACAAACATATTTATGTTCTTGGGAATGCCGATAGTAGTAATACAATTATCCATGTGTAATATTTCGTCAAGACAATCAAACCAAGAAGCCATATTGATTCCTTGTACTACTGCCATACACCTGAAAGGGAGCTTTGCGTTCCAGGTTTTCTCAAGGTGATTTTCCTTTAGTTCGATGAGAGCCTGTTTGACCAGCTTAACAGTACTCTCGCCATCCATGAAAGCATCAGGTAATACTATTTCGCTGACGCAGCATATTGCGGCGGCTCTTACCATATCCGCTATCGGCATTGCATGTCCGAGTTCAATCAAGGAATTATCCAGAATAACAAAATCACCCCGGTCTGAGCGATTACGCATAAACGACGCATAATCAGAATTATCAGGATCCAGTACCAAATGGGCAAGTGCTAAATGGTAATCAGTCAAAGTGCCATACGCCTGAAGGAAAGCCGTGGGTACGATGTTCGCGAATTTCATTTCCTATTCTGCCTCCCCCCGTAATTTTTCACCAGTTGCTGAAACATGAACTTTTCTGTTTCTTCTACCATGGCCGCAGGTGATAGCATTCCTGAATTCAGTTTAAGAATTTCAAAGTTCGCCGCGAAAGGATCTGATATCCATTTGAGATATCCTGCAACGATAGCTGGCAGATATTCAGGTACGATATAGTCGTCGCCACGTTCTGCATATCTCGCCGTTAGTACGCTGAGATCGGCATAGCAATAAATATAAGCCGTATTCAATCGCATTAGCTTAATGCCTACGCCGTTGACGTATCGTAAGAAGATATCTTCAGGAATTGCATATCGATTAGTAGCAGGACCGTAAATCAAATCATCAGGGTAATGGAATCTGTCAAACACTGTGACTAACGGTTTTACATCCATCGCGAGAAATTCAGCCACTGTCTTTTCTGCGGCTGAGACGCTTTCTTCTGGCGTTGGATAATGTGAAAATTTCCGATATGTCGGAGTTGTACGTACATCGTTTATGGTACAGATGCTTCTGGCAAGGGTAGTTTTACCTGACATGTCAGGACCAATAAAGATAAAAATCATTTAGAAGCCTCCCTTACCCTTATTGCTAATCTTTCTGTATCAAATGATCGTGGTAAGGTAGTCCAATAACCACGTGAATCCGTCTCTAACTGGTCAACTATGTTTCCTTTGTAAATAATATACTCTATAGAAATAGTCATATCATTTGCTCGGAGTATGTCATCAATAGCACTAATAGCTTGTTCTACCGGATGTTCATACGTGTATAACTTTCTAGGTATCATTTTACTGCCTCCAAAGCCTTTTTAGCCGTCCAGCGCTGCCGAAGCTCTTCGTGCTTCTTATGCCAAGCCTCATCAAAGTTCATATCAGTTACATAAATCATCTCTGCCAAATAAATCATGACGTCAACGAGTTCCTCGTGTAAGTGAGCAATACGTTCTTCCGTAGTTCCGTCACGATAGAGCTTTTTGACTACATTAGCTACTTCACCAACTTCGCCACAAAGACAGTTCGTCATATACATAAGCCCTACCATACTCTTGTCGGCATGCATATCAAACAGGCAATCATGATCGAGCACATCGGCTACTGCTCCTCTAATCAGAGAAGCTTTTTCTACCGTCATCCGATGAGCAGTCAGGATAGCTTCTTCCATAGCAAATCTTTCTTCTTTTAGTCCCTCAGTATTCATGAATCGTAACCTCCAATTTTTGTACTCCCCATTTATAAGCCGCACGTTGATTCAGCTGCCCGACAAATAAATCAAGTCTGTTACCCTTAATATCACCTCCTGTATCTCTTACTATGACGTTAAGATCTCCTTTTGAATGATGGATAGTAATACGAGTACCGAACCTAAAGATTGAATTATCAGCAGCTACAGACTTAAAGGCATCAGAATCTAGGAGTATCCATCCACTCGCCGTACGACAAAAGTTAGGAGAGGACAAGGGCTTTCCGCATTCGTCAGGATGACAAGTATATGCGGATACCAACATAGTCCGTCGCTGTTCTCTCCCAGGTGTATGGCGCGAGACTTCTTCTTGATTTCTAATCTGTACCTGTTTTGACGTCGGATCCGAGATGCTTTGGATTATTTCCGACTTGACGGATATATTCTTTGGTAACTCTATGGAGTTTATAAGTAAGTGAAAGTGAACTAAGCAATAAATCCACAAGGATATGACGCTTATTGCTATGCCCATTATGCAGAACAGGCTCACCAGTACGATCCAAACGCACAACGGTGGAACATTCTTCAGGAATTGTAAACGAGGTAAAGACATAGCCATCCCCCTTAATAGGACGTCCTTTCAATGCGGCGGCGAATGAACGATTATCCCATCCCATTGGAATAGCTTCTTGTGAAATTACCGCATGTAAGTCGTCAAGATAAAATCCTCCAACAGCCTTGCAGTTACATAACGTAACTTTCTGTAATTTTAACTTACGTACGTCTCCACAGCATTGACAGTATACAAACTTCATCGACGACTGTCTACCTCCCGCGCTAATAGAGTTAAGTACTCACCCAGTTCAGGACGAGTATTCTCTTTGCTAGATGAGGTTCTTCTGACATGTATTTTCCATCGTTGAATTAGGCTTTTTTGTACTTTACCAATGTCCGCCAAAGAATAATTACGCAACTCCAAAATACGGTCATCATTGTTAATCATCCACTCTTCCGCATCATTTCTGCGTTCGTGTTTGCCATAAAGAACACGAGCCTTTATACGGTAATCCTGTATCATCTTAAGCAGCTCCGGAGATTTGTTGGCACTGCTTAGAGAATGTAATCCCATAGCTGTAGCAGCCATAAGATTGATTACCTTATAAAGAGCTCGCGGACGGTGGTTATGACGTGTTAAGTACATGTCTAAAGAAGTAAGCGATTTTTGAACGGCTGCTTCATCAGTAAAGTGTAACGATACTCGGAGTAGTTGCCATTCGAATTCGTACAGAGTACGCCTTTTGTCTTCTTCCTTCATGTTACTCATGCAGTACCTCCTCAAAAATCGCTTTTCTTTTATTATATCACAGAATTGTAATTAATTCAAGGTACACGTTATTTGATTAAACCAAGAAACTCACTTCTGGCCGAGTTGGCATTATCGAGGAATACGCCTCTCATAGCTGACGTAGTAGTACTGGAACCTGGTTTCTTTATTCCTCGCTGAATCATACAATAATGTTTAGCATTAATAACTACTGCTACACCCATAGGCTGTAGGTATCGATCAATTGCGTCTGCTATTTGACTAGTCATACGCTCTTGCACTTGTAGCCTCTTGGCAAAACACTCGACAAGCCTGGCAAACTTACTAATTCCAACCAAAGTACCCTTTGGAATATAGCCGATATGTGCAACACCGTGTACTGGCACCATATGATGTTCGCACATAGTCGTGAATTCAATATCTTTAACAATGACCATTTCACTATGTGCTTCATCTTTGAATACCTTTGATAAGATTAGTGCCGGATCCATCAAGTAACCACCGAAGATTTCATCATACATCTTGGCTACTCGGTGCGGCGTCTCTATAAGGCCTTCACGATTAATATCTTCTTCTATGATAGTATCTAGTAGATCTGTTACTGCTTTTTTTCTTCGTTCGTATATTACGTCACTCATTAACTTTGCCTCCCTGTAGTACTTTTAATACTTTTTGTATTATTTCACCGTGGATTTCAACTTCTTCGAAAGTACTGGCGCGATGATATTGTATTAATGCCAGATATAACCGCTCCAGTATAACGTATCGATCAAAAGAAATACGTTTGGATAATGTATAAATGGCCAGCATATAACCACTAGCAAATGCAAGTAAGGTAATAATTCCTGCAGCCCAATATGACATTATCTAACCCCCTTTAATTCTTTATCAGTTTTTCTCTTCCACCAGATAACATTTGTTTACCTCGAAGCTTAGCAAGTTCTTGCATTGCCTTATCACGTTCTTGTTTAGTTACAGCTAACGCTTCGTCAGATATACGTAATTTGGTTCGTAGCTCCTCAATATACGTTTGCTGATCAATTAAGTGCTGTTTTGTACGTATCATATCCCAATCTATACTATCGTACGCCTAGCACTTTATGTAGTTGTACACCCATTCGTAAGTATTCAGGATATTGCATTACTAAACGAATAGCCTTTTCTATAGATTCCTGCTTATGACTTTCGGGTTGTAACCAAATACGTCCTTTAGATACTGCTTTCCAAGCGATTACGTTAGGGTTGAAATCTTCTGTTACTACATATTTCAGTTCATGACAATTACAATATACGTCGTAATTGGGGGCTTTAGGAGAGCACGTAACCCAATCAATTGCCCAATGAGGATCGATCATTCTGGTGCCATTGGTTTCAATTGCTACTTTACGTGCCTCTTTACGTCCTATCCACGGCTGTACATGAATGGCACGTATCAACTCTTTCAAGGGATGAATTGTAGGCTCACCTCCAGTAATTATGATCCGAGACGCAGTACTTTGCAAAACAATTTCTTCAATTGTCATTTGAGTTGCTTGTTCTTCTGTCCATGTCTCTTTTGAATCGCAGAAATCACATGCAAGATTACATCCAGCAAAGCGAACAAAAGTACTTACTATTCCCATATGACATCCTTCACCCTGGATAGACGTGAAGATTTCATTTACTGGAAACGTTATTACTTCATTCATAGTACTAAATCCTCATCATCCAGTGCTTTCTGATTATTACCTATCTCCGGACAATCACGGCTCCAATCAGCGTGACTATTTGATGTTTCATATAGCCGTACATGATCAAGAATGCAATTGTACTCGAGGAATACCGGAGTTAGTGTGTTGACAATCCAGAGAACCATATGCTCGGCTGTAGGTTGGCTGAACAAAGGTTCATGATGCTCGTCGCATGTTTCGTTGAGATTGTAATGATCCAGCCGATCCAGAATAAACTTTTGCACTACGTTCTTGATGTTATGAAAATCGATGATCATTCCGTTGTTGTTAGGAATACCAGCCAAAGTAACTTCCAACTTGTAAGTATGTCCGTGCATACGAGAACAAGCACCGTTGTAGTTGTTCAACTGATGACAGGCTTCGAATTCAAACTTTTTTGTTACAGTTAGCATTTATAAACACCTCCAATCAATTACTATTGCGTAGTCAATCGGGTCTCGTACTCCAAGTTGCTTAAAAGCAGCAATTCTGCTAATGCAGGTAGAACATACTCCACACGCCGGCCTAGCTCCGTTATAGCAGCTATGTGTAAGCTCAAAGGGAGCATACGCTTCGAGTCCTCGGACGACAACGTCATATTTGGTATCATTGACCAAAGGTGTGTAAAGTCGCACTTTATGGTATGTTCCGATGTAAATAGCGCATGCCATTGCTCCGATAAATTCTGCAGAACAGTCCGGGTAACTCCACGAGCGAGCATCTTCACTATGAGCTCCGTAACAAACCGTGTCTGCTCCCTCGACGAGTGCAAGTGCAGTTGCAGCGGAGAGAAGATTACCGTTCCGAAAGGGTACGTATGTAGGTGATACACCTATACTCTTGGCGAGTTCCTCATAAGTAGTTTCAGGATTCGGGCAATCGGCGTCAATCAAAGTCGAGCCTGCGCCTGAGAAGATTGGCGGAAGTTCTTTAATGATGTGCGAAATTCCAAGTTCCTTGGCAATCAGTTTTGCCTGTTCCAGTTCGACAAGATGCTTCTGTCCATAACCGAGTGACAAAGCGATGACATTGTCCGCGCCCAGCTGCCTGACCAACATAGCTGCGCACGTAGTTGAATCTAATCCTCCACTGAGTAATACTACCGCTTTCTTCATTTTACCACTTCTCCTCTACTTCTTAATAGTGCTATGAATCCTGGCGATTTTCTATACCCGTACTGCGTACGCTCTATCATACGCGAACGAGATAATAGATGAATGTGTTCCTTAGCAGTATTCTTTTCAATGGCTAACTGCTCTTCGAGGTCTTGTGTTTTGATGTAACTCTGTCTCATGAAAATATCGGCTACATCTGGAAAGGACTGACAGAACGTTTTGACGTCTGCAGTGGCTTGCTGCGATGCTTCTTCAGATTCTTTCTCCTGTCTCGAATACCCTGAATAGTCTAATGACGGCTTAGAATATATCTCTTCAAGATATTGACGTGCAAAATGTACATGATCCTCTTTGACTATTACTTTCTGTCCTGATTCATCAGTTGAGTACAATCTTGCAGCGATAGCTACTGCCATACGAGCTAATTTTATTCGCTGGTTAGCCGACTCGACAAGAGGAATTCTTGTGGAATACTGCTTACCCATTTGTATTGCGTACTTGAGAATTTCTCCTTCTGCTCCATCATCGAAGATGATATCGCAGGTTTTTCTTGACCAGGCCCATAGTATAAGAGTTTTACATAAATCGCCGGTGTATGTAAGTGTAGATTTTCTTCTTGTAGTTGAAAGTTGATTAATAAGCTCGGTAGGTATTTCCTCAGACGCACAACTGATAGCGAAGTCAAAACGCGCAATGTCTTCTGATTTTCCGATGAGTTCTGATATCGCTTCAGCACCGTAAGAATAAGATCTAAGAGCTCTACCTGCGCGAGGATTGGACAGCCAGATAAGTCGAGTTCTAGCGAAGGATTTTTCTGTTTGGATTTTTGTAATCTCTGCAATTCCCGAAGAACGAATACCCGACATCCTCGCGATGTCAGCTTCACTAAGTCCTGACGCTTCATCAATTACCACAAGCCTCCTGTCGTTTAGCGGAATTTTGCCCCATGTGATAAACCAGCGACTATGTGTCTGCTGCATTCCACCAACGAGACCTGCAAAAGAAGTATTCTCTCCGAAGACGAGTTCGCCGAGCCTGTAAAATTGCATCATGCGTTCTGCCGTCTCTGATTTCCCTGTTCTGGTATCGCCAATGACTAACAGCTCTAGCCATCCCCGATTGATTGTAATATCCTGGAATTTGAAAGATAGGATGGAATGATATACTAGGTCAATAGCGGTTAGAAGATCATTACGTCCGTAGATATTTGTTATATTGCTTGAAAACTGATCGTAGATGTCTTCGAATTTTTCTTTTATAGTCTGGCCTTCCAGAGGCTGAAAGATTTTTAATCCTTCGCGAATATCGTCTGTAATGGTAAACCCTGAAATAGAGTCTTGTTTTGTCAACGCGGAATGTAATAAGAACGTAGTTTGCTGAACCCATGGATCAGGAGTACTAACGCCTTCTACCAAATAGGTCTGATTACTTTTGATAGTATTATGCTCTCCTGCAAGAAAATAAGCTGTCTGCAAAGTGTATTGGTCTGTAGTTCTAGATGCCTCATAGCTTATCTCAGGGGCAAGTAATACTTCTTCGACGTTTTGCGGGGTAATTATTTCCTTGGTAGCATTGTTACACTTACTTGGAATACCTACCCAGCTCTTTAACCTATCATTTTGTTGTGCTTCAGTACATTCAATTAGGTTCAGTAATGCCGGATGCGGTGGTAAATCAAGTATTGTTTCGCCTCCGTTTGAACTTACCGTACATAAAGTACAGCTAGCGTTTTCTGGAGACATATTCTGACAAGTATACTTTAGTTTTCTTGGAATCAGATACGGTGATAAATTCTTACCTACTACGAGCACATTCATTTGAATCTTTTGTTTGAGATATTTAGCTAATCTAGCTTCTGTCAACGAAATCTCAATAACTTCATCATCGTTTTCTAAATCAGCATTTGGATTAATACTATTGATTTTGTTTGTTTTGCTTGGTACGATATAAGGTCTGGCTTTAACAATTAAGTCTTTGAAATTCTCTGCGGAGTAACCACCTGTAACGATACAATCTGTGATATCTTTGTCGTTCTTGGTACCTTGTACTGGTAAGTCAACCATGAAAATTGCTTTCGCAAATGGTTGCAGTTGCTTGGCTACTTCTCCCGCACCATGTCTTCCAGCTGCATCGAGGTCGTAACAAATATAAATTGTTTTGTCTTTAAAAAGAATAGACCAATCATGTAACCAAGTACCTGCGCCGCCTGTAGTAGTCATGGCAACTAATCCTATTTGACAGGCTAACATACAATCCCATTCGCCTTCTGTGAGTACTATTGCATCATGTTTCAGATGCTCGATCGGATATAACCTTGCTTTACCGTAACCAGTTTTGTAATTGATCATCTTGTCTTTGCCTGATGCATGTGGTTTATATTTTCGTACATTCATACAAAGACCACGAGAATCAAATATCGGAATTGTAAATCGTGACCCATCCCAGCCTATCTGGAATTTTTGTATTGTTTCTAACGTGAATCCCCTGTCGTTATAAAGGTACTCGAGAATCATGGGTGAACTGATTAAGTTATGTTGCCACTTTGCAATGACTTCTTTTCCAATAGGAGTAATAGCCATCTCACTATTTTTACCTGCAACAATTGCATCGACGGCTTTCTTTGCCTCTTTGTAAGATACTTCATGATGTTTTTGATAGAAACCATAAGCATCGCCGCCTTCATCACAGGCGCCGAAACATCGCCATAACCCGGTGTTCATATTTATTGACATACTAGGACTTGCATCATCATGAAAAGGACAGTTTACTGATAGTTCGCCGTTGGTACTTACGTTCTCGACCGATGTAAAATAATTGGCGTAAAATTGTATATAGTTTGACATTGCATCACCCCTAACTAGGGTCTTGTAGCATGTTCATCAACGCAACGGCTTCTTTACCCATAAAATATCTGCCTGAACTGAAACACTTGTTACAAGCCCATACGCCGTACTTTTCTTCTTTATTGAGCGGTTGAATTTGCAAGTCGTCACTTTTACAGATTAAACACGTTTTAGGTGCTCCATAAGGATCTTTCATTCCTAAGAAAAGTCGAAGGGCTTGACGTACAGAAGTAGCGACTGATTGATTATTTTCGGCAGCGTGCGCTTTTACTTTCTTAAGCAATGCCACTTCAACGGTAAGATTTAGATGCTCCATAGCCATCTAGCGTTCTCCTTTCAAAGCAAAGTATAGTACCCTGAACTTTTACATTCAGGGTACTCTACATATCCGATAGACTATTTCAAGAAGGGCAAATCACTCTCGATAAGATTTTTGTTTCCCATTGCCTGTGTTGCTGCTCCGAAAGGATCGACAACAGCAGCGCTTGCGAGTACTTTGGTGACTCTTGCCTGTGGCTCACCGTTGTATTCTTCGTGTGTTACGACGATGGCACACTGTTTGCCGACCAGGTCATCGGGATCGAAGGACAGTTTTCCGTTGGTATCAACTTCCGGCATTACGACTGCGAGAAGACCTTTGAGCTTGAACAGTGCTTTCGGACTGAAAGAAACGTTGTCGAACACTTGACGGCCAGCGAACGGACCTTCCTGAACTTTGTACGTTATTGCCAGATACGGAGCCGCTTTGCCTTCTTTGTACTCGACGTTGAAAATCGCGACATCGTACTTACCCTTGGGAATGGCCTCGAAAGAATTAGTTTTTACACCAGTCATGTCGATAGAGATGTTTGCCATTGTAATTTTCCCCCTTAAATTTATTTTTTATTTTTTGAAAGGCAATGCAGTTGATGTTGCTGCAGCAGAGATAGGAGCTCCTACGGAAGGTTTGGTTGTTTTCGCGGGCTCCGTCTCAGC